CATGAAACTGGCAAACGGTGCTGATCCTACCAAGCTTCTGGCGTTCGACTTGTCAGGCATAAGTTACTAAGTTGAAATCTGTCGTATTATTACCATACAGAACAAGAATCTTATTCTTTGTAGTTACAACCATAGCACCAGCACTGAAATCACCAACCTGCGGTTTAATCCCGGTAATGACTTCACCAACAGCAATATCACTTGCTCCGGTTATGGCTGTGTACGTATAAGGCGCACCAATGGATGAAACAATTAAATCTGTATTGATTGCAGATATGAGTTGATTCTTGTGGCCTTTGACATAAGTAGGCGTATCAGGCGTTGCGCCTGTGCGAATAGGAACCCATCGAGTGCCATCAAACTCACCCATGATATTAACGCCATCAGCACAATACAATCTTTCAGTGCCTGAACTTCCAGAGAAGTTATAAACATCAAAGTCAAACTTGCCGCCTGGTGATAACGTGATATCAGTGCATAATGATGAGGCCGTTACCTTTGTAACTCCACCAACCTGTATGGCATGTGTAGCGTCAAACGTTCCAGTTACGGTATCGAACACCAATGTACCAACACCGGATACCGTCCATGTACCGGATCGCAGCAATGCACGTTTAACAACACCTGTCGCACCTGATGTTAATTGTATAACCGTATCGCCATCAAATATCTGTCCTACTGCACCAGTGAATTGAATCTCTTTGCCGAATGTTATTGGAGTCCATCCGGAAGCAGTTGCGCGATGCATAACGCAAGCAGTGCCGCCAGCATTATCCCGCCAAGCATAAACATTTCCTTGGAAATATTTCACCCCGCGCACATAACCAGATCCAGGTACCGAACTGATATCTGCACGGTAATCATCAGCGGTTAAGCTTTTGTAATACGCATGTAACGCATTTGTTGCAGCAGAATTAATATTGATTGATGATATTGTGCCGCGAACAACAGCGGATATTGTGAATGATTCAGAAACAAATGCACCAGTTACTTTGTTAACAACCAAATGCGTTGAATCAACAACAGACAACACTTTAGCAGTAGCGCCACTAGTTGCGCCGGTTATCGTGTCACCGATTGCAATAACACCACTGATTGTTACAACAGCAATATAATAATTACCATCGTGCGGACTTGCGTGTCCGTCATAACGCTCTATACCTGGAAGTCTGCGATACCCGCCATTGATATCTGGTTCAAAGTTATTGCTTGATATTAACCTTCCAGGTGGCACAAGAACAGGAGTTGTAACAAGATCAAGTCCACCGAAGAACGGAATAATATCCGTCTTGATCTGACTGAATACGCTATCTGCCATTAGAATGATTCCCTGTTTGTCGTTAACAATTGAAGCTGATCGTTTTCCAATTGCACGATCATTTTGCCAAACATCGACTTACCTCTTGCCATAACTTCAGGTGCGCTTTCCCACATTGCGTAATACTGCATTGCAAGATACACAATAGCCATATGAAAACGATCTGGCATATCAGGTGTATCGGCATCTAGCGATAACGTTGTAACGCCTTTATAATACGTGCCACTTATAACATAAGAAGCATCAGCAGGTATCAATGAAACCAACAGCGAGTTAGTTGGAGATACCGTAATTACGTTTGGATATCCTTCTGTTGTGCGTGTAGTGCCAATACGATAAGTATCAATAAAACGATCATATGGCATGAACGTCATGAAGTTCTCATTACCTATCGATGTCTTGTACACCCGGAACCGCGTAACATCCCAACTGGCAAATGATGTTATTGATAAAGGTACTGATGCATAAGCGTATTCACCTTGACTAGCAATGGTAGAGAACGATATTGATTGTCGCATCCAATTCCAAGTAGTGTGTCTGCGCTGAATCTCTTCCCAAGCAGCATTGCACCACGTTATCAATCGCTGCCATTCGCCAGTAGCAATTGTTACGGTAGAATCAGTACCTGATGCACCAACCTCTAACCGAAGGCGCTGCGCAAGTTGCAGTAAATTCATTAGACGTAATAGCTACGTTGATTAGCTGCAAACCAGTTTCTTCCTTCTTGTGTATCTTCAAGCAAACTTACTGGGTATGCTGGTTGCTGTAATTTCTTGACTCTTGTCTGCTTCAGTCCATTTGAATCTTCATACTGCTCTGTAGCCATCTCATGAGTAAAAGTGAACAATGTGTTCAAGAATTTTCTTGCTGCTTTTATAGGTTGACCGCGAGTTACATGAACGTTCTGGCCATTAACTCCAAGTGTTAGAACTGGTGACTCATCCTTGCTTCCTGGTTGAACAACAAACACAACCTTTTCTTCCATAAACGCCAAGTCACGAGCATACTTTTTAATATTGTCATCTTTCAAAGACTCATCAGTTACCGTGGCAAAATTTAAATCTTGCAGGGTGTCATACACTTGCTGTTCTGGGATGCTTGAGTGCAGATCAATATTTGTATTCTTTGGTTCTGCCACATCATTGGTATTAATCATTGGTCTTTTTGCTGGTCGTCTTCCTGCCATATATCCTCCGTTTGGTTATTAAGATGTTGCTGGAAGCGCCCATTTCTGAACGCTTCCGTTACTACAATCACAACATGGTGATTAAGCTACTTGTGGTCTTGGTGGCAGAGTTGTAACGCTTACAGGTGTGCCAGTTCCAACATTGGATGTATTCCAAGCAGTGGTACCTGGTGTAAATGGATTGGTTACAGCACTACCGACTTTCAGAATCACATACCCAACAGGACAAAAGTCATCAGGGATTGACGCAAAGTTTGGAGCAGTGATAAATTTGCAAGCAGCATTACTACCATCAGTAGAGCCGGTCAATGCCTGTGGGTTTCCTTGAACTGCAACAAGATCGCCAGCAGCATTAAATCCATACACCAATGCGCAACCAAAACCTGGCTGCACCGCAACAAATGTAGTCCCAGTATTTGAATCATTAGTCGGATGAGTCTGATTACTGCCCAAAGTTTTGGTATAGGTCTTTCCCTGAATTGCATACGTTGTTGCTGTTGCAGCCGTGATAGTACTGGTTGTTCCTACCGCCAAACCGCACTTTGAGAAGGCTGCGGTTATACCTCTGTAATCGATTGATTGAGACATTCTCAACTACTCCTTATAAATTTGCGATTGCGCTAAAACTTAATGCGCTTAGTGGACTGATGTATACTGCTCCAGGTGCAACAGTTCCATCATTAACAGCAGTTGTGCCGCCAACAAAATCACCCGTTCCAGTTGGGTTCAATAACAATATGCCGAATATAGCTTCGTCGGCTGGTAACAAAGGCCATGTAATAGCCGCCAAGGTTGAACCTTGCGTACCGTAACGATTAGTGATTGTTCCTGAACTGTTGATGGTAAACACCACGACATTAAATAAAGCATTCGTAGTATTAGCAGCAGTAGTTAATGTGATCAGATTATCTGTTGCGGCTTTCTTAACCAATACTCCACCAACAAACCCATAGTAATCGGTTGTTGATTTAATCTTAGTCGTAGTAGTTGCAACAGCTAATGTCGGAGTGGTCAAGGCAACATTCCCCAGTCTCTTGTAAATCTTTTCCAGCACTAGAACTAAGTTCCGAGCATCGGATTTATTAGAGAATTGGTTAATGCGTTGGTTGAGTTTTTCCATTGTCATGGCATCACCCCTTAGCTAGTCAGCGCATTAGCTGCCACTTCAATCACTGCCATTTGACCTTCGTTCAGGCGCACGGCGTTGTAATAGAAGATTGAACCAACATAGCCACGTTGACCATGAGGATCGGCTTTATCTTTCTGTCCGGTTGGCAATAGAGTGATATTGTCTTTGTCAAAACCTTGCAATCCCAAGTGTCCCCATGCATCTTGCGAACCAACAACAACTTGATACACATCAGCAGAAGTACCTGTTAAAGATTTTAAAGGAGGAACTACACCAGCAATAGCGGCACCGCCATCTTGAATTGAGATCAAATCAGGAGATGCGATAAAGCGAAACTCTTCGCAACGACCAAATTCATTCTCTACTGCTTTCGATGCTTCTGGGTAACGTTCAACTGGCGTAAAGTTTGGAAGATCACGAATGTCAGCCGCTAAGTCAGTATGAATAAACACAGGGAAGCAATAACCACCGATAGGCGCTGTATTGTAATTACCATTGGCAGGAATAGGCATAAACATCCGGCGAACAGGTTCGGCATGGTTTGCCATCAAGCTACGAGCAACACGACGAAGCAAGTTCAATGAGATTGTTCCATTAACCGTTGCGCGGCTAGTTCCAGTACCGCCATAGAACTTATTGGTACAACCTTTCAGCACGCCGAACAATTGCATTTCGCAGATCAGCCCGGTACGTTCACCAACCATTTCCTCCATCACTTTCGGGATTGGATCTTCATACAGATCGGCCGTTTGATCGGTAAAGCCATACAGAACACTAAACTGCAATTGACTCACAGAGAAGTCTTGCGGTGTCAGAGTCTCAGCATTAGGAGTAACGCCCTCTGATGTTTGCTGTGCCTGTGCATACGTTGCCGAACGATCGGCCGTTGTTGCATCAGGGAAGAAAATGTTTGGATTAGAAGTCGTAGCGCCTTTTGGCAACCAACGCCGATATTTAACTGTAGCACCAGTATTTTTCTTGCGTGAATCCATCATGCCCACAGTACCCAAAACAATCTTTGGTTGAGCATGTCCCAAGATACGACCAAGCGCAACACCAATACGCTGTGCCGATAAGTCTAACGTTTGAATAGTCATTTAATTTATTCCTTAATATCCGTTCATAATGCGCTTCTGTTCCTCACGCATGGCTTGCGCTATTACTTCATCTTCTGAAAGTAATTCGTGCGCACCAGTACGCTTTCCAGTTGGAAGCACCGCTTTTTCAAGTTTTTTGTTGATGCTTGGTTTTGCTTGTTGAGTTTCTTTGGTTGTCTGGTCGTCTTCTTTCGGCTTGATTGATTCTTTGAACTTTGTGATTACTTGAGAGATGGCAGATATGTCATCGCTATTGAACACAACTTCACGAACATCATCATCCTGTTTACTAACCCATTCACCAAATGCAGGATTGCTCCATTCAATAACATCGCCAACACCAGGTATTGTTTTGGTATCCCATGCAGCAACAGACTGCCAATCATTGTGAACACGACTCAACTCATTCAACGCAATTTGTTTAACTTGACCTGCCAATTTGCTGGTAGTATCTTTTATGTCATTCAATCGCGGATCGTCTTGCGGTTCTTGCTTGACTGTTTCTTGTTGCTTTGTCTCAACACTTGCACCAAATGCATCCGTTAAATCATTCGCCAATGCTTCGGCTAGTTCCGGGTATTGCTCACTAATACGCTTCAATTGCGTAGGAGTAATACTTTTCACCGCTTCACGTCTTTGGCTTTCTACTTCTGATATCTTGCGCTTCAAGTGACTCAGCTCATTACCGTATGTACCGTTGGTTTTATCCAGCGCACGCTCGAGCTTTTGTATCCTATCCAACGCAGCTTGCAATTGTTCCTGTGCAGTAGGTTCAACTTTCTCAGGTTTTTTGTTATCCTCATCATCCTGTGCCGCAGGTTCCTGATCTTTAACCTCTGGCACAGGTTCTTTAGGCGATTGTTCACTAATCAAGGGCGATTCTGAACCGTCCATTAGTGACTTCATTTCCTGACTCTTGGCTAACTCAATTACCTGATCTTCTGTTGGTTCTACTGTTTCAACTTTCATTATTGGCCTCTCGGTCGATTAAAATAAAAAAGCCGCTCAAGGCGGCCATAAATAAAAAC